ATATGCCACCAAGTTAGGCATAGATCTTCTGATCAATGAAATTAGAACTGGGTCGAAACCAGCTACAGGTCCACCAACAGCAGCACTACCAGAGAAACCTGGATTGCCTGTGCTTGATGGGTCTGTGTTTACTGTAGGAGGTGCTTCTGATAAGAATGCTCTCTCCTCTCTAAGAAATCTTTCTTGGTTTTCTAGAAGTTGTGCGGTAACCGCTTTCCTGTGGTTGTCGGTAATTTTATCAATTCCCTCAGCCTCAAGGAGTGGTTGCCACTTCTTCTGCAACTGTGCAGAGTTAAACATGGAATTTTCCTTTATGGGTTTGGTTTAAGTTTTTGACTATTGGAACTTAGTCAGTGCTTGAATGTAAGCATCCATCGCTGGTGTGTTCTCCACGATGGGAGCATCTTCAGAGATGACTTCTTGAGACTGAGCAACTGGTGCCTTAGTGAAATAAGACTCTTTCAGTGCTTCTAACTGTCCCATGTATTGTTCTTCACTCTCAAACTCAACTCCTTTTGATAGTTCTGCTAACTTCTCTTTCTGTGAAAGTGCAAGTCCTTCAGATACTTCATCAAGGATGTTATCGGAGACAGATGATGATAGACGCTTGGTCAAAGCGACGTTGCTATCAATCTGTTCGTTGAGTTTTGTCTCCATTTCATCTAATTTAGTGACCATTGCCTCTAATACATCATATTTGTCCTCAGGGATTTCAACATAATGTTCTTCAAAAAGACCTTTGAGGCCAGTCAAGAAGGATTCAGAGAGTTCCCCTCTGATTCCCGACTCTACTTGGAGTGCATTTTCAGTAATCCACTCTTCTGCAACATAGTGCAAGTATGAGTCTACTCGTTCTTGAAGCTCAGCTTTGTATTCAGTTAGTTCTTTCTGAATGTAAGCGTCATAGTCTGCTTCAAGCGATTCCTTTACGATTGCAATCTTGGACATAACTGCTGCCTCGAAGATTGTACGTGCTTTCTTTTGGAAGTCCTCGCTCAAATCTTCTCCTTCAAACAATGCTTTTACATCGTCTTCTAGATCGATTTCAATCTCTGGAACTTGTACTTCCTGTTCTGGTGCTTCTGCTACAACTTCATCAGTTGCTTCTGTTTCTTCATTAGCACCTCTTCCGTAACCAGATGACTTCATACCATCTGCTTGGTTTCCTAGGGGACCGTCTTGCTTCACTGTACCTGCAGTGCCCTTTGTTTGTGGGTCACCTTGTTGTGCAAACTTCGCTGATGGTGTCTTGAGTTTGTTACTCATGTCATCAGGTTTGCTGTTTGTTGGTGTAGGACCTCCTAAGTCCTCGTATCCCTGCCCTGCGTCAGGTACATAATTTGGAGCTTTTGGCATAGGATCCGCAGGTTTAGCACCCTTGGTTACCTGGTTCTCCATCTCATGTAGTTCGCTATTTGCTGCGGTCATTTGCCAGTCCTTTTTTCCTAAGAATTTATGTTATTATTTAGACATTTTATAGATTGTTCAAGAAATTTTGGAACAAAGCAAGCTTGTGCTCCTCTAGTTTCTTTGAATCTACCAAAGTATTTATACTCTTTGCTATATTTGATACATTTCTTTCACGCAAAACGCTACCTTCCCATACCCATTCCTTGCCTTCCATTACGCCATCTACGAATGCGTCAGGTGCAGATGGATCAGCAACGATGTCTGCTGCAGTAGCAAGCATGAAGTCTTCGCCAACATAAGAAACACCTTCTTTGTTTACGATAGATCCCATACCTCTTGATGATACACCGAGTTTTACACCAGAATCTAAAAGAGACTCTGCTATCTTACCCATCGGTGTTCCTAGTATCTGTGCTTTACCCACAAAATTATTTCCCTCTTGAGTGAGAGATACGATTTTGTGTGATACACGATCAAGGTTTATTTGCGGTCCGTCTGGGTGTCCTAGTTCTCCTAGTGCACGTCCCTTAGATACGAACGCTTCATTGTATCTCTTTACCTCATTCATCATAGTAGAGAGAGGGTAGCAACGTTTGTTGCGATTGACTATCTCTGCCTGTAAGAATGGACCTTGTATGTAAAGAGTTTTCTTTCCGTCTTTCTCTTCAGTAAGAATATCTACTGATTCTATTTCTTCTGAAATTAACTTCATGCTATTCCTACCTCATGTAAACGTAAAGTGCATCCTGATGCTGTCTCAGGTGCGAGTCTGAATATAACTGACTTTGATAGAACTGCTGTTCCAGTAAAGTCTGCTAGTGATGATGTATTAGCGTCAACAGTGAGAGTTGTCTTGTAGTCGTTTGTCCTTTGTGGATCAGACTTAGCAGTTACCTCTACATGTGCGATTGTGCTATTGTATGTTCCAACTGAAGACCCAGAGAGAGTTACGTAGTCTCCTACCTGTATCTTTGTATCTGTGTGATCAATTGTTATTACAGCTCCATTCGCCTTACTTATCGCAGACACTGGTGCATTTGCTGGATGTCCGTAACGAAATAGAAAATCCTTTCCTTTTGCTACATGAAATGATCCTACACCTGCTTGGTTTGCAGTGTTGCAAACTGCGATGTTCCCTGCTGCTCTCGCATCTGAACAGACCACGTAAAGAACTCCCGTTTTCACCGTCTGTGCTGATGTTACAGCAGAGGTGGCGTTGGCACTGCCAAGTTCTCCAATGTCTGATACTAATTTAAGTGGTTGGCATGTCATTTACTTCTGTTTCCTGTTCAGGTTCTTGTTCAATTTCAGCGTTTGCTTCTGGTTCAATACCATCACCTACTTCTGGTAAGGGATCGCCTTCCTCAGGTTCGCCAAACAATGTTTTAGCAACCTCAGGTGCAGCAGCATCCACAAACTCAG